GAGTTTGCCGTCGCTGTCGTCGAGCACGATGTCGAGCTGGTCGGCCTCCTCGCCACGCTTCTCCGACAGGTTGAGCGATACCAGCCGCGGCCGGACCTTGGCGGTGATGTCGAGCAGCTTCGCCGCCTCGTCGAACAGGGTGCCGCGCATGTCGGTACCGCCCATGGTCAGGCGGAAATCGGCGATGTTGTTCATGCCCGCGCCTCGTCGTCGACGCGCAGCAGGTTGATAGTGAAGTCGATCTTGAGGGGAGTGCCGTCGGCGAGCAGTACGCGCTGCCCCTCGTCGATCGTCTCGATCACGAAGGCGCCGTAGACCCGGCCGGCGCCGTCGACCAGCGGCCAAGCGTCCCCGGTGCCCGCCATCGCGCGGAGCTGGTCCAGAGAAGCGCGCCCGTCGCTCAGCTCGGCATAAGCGGTGCCGCTGATCGAGACGGTCTCGTCCCCCGGCCCGACATATTGCGTCGCATCGCGCGCGCCGACGCGGTTCGATGTGGCATGCTTCCACTGCGTGCGACGCTGCAGCTCGTCATGCGCGAGCGTCGGGATGCCGAACGCGAAGAGTCCGATAGCCAGCAGCATCAGAATTCGTCCTCATCGGCATACGTGCCGCGGTTGCGAGAAGTGCCCGCCTGCGCCTTGGCCAATGCCTGGGCGACGAGCTGGGCGATCTTCTCCTCGCTTTGCCCCGGCGCGCCCTGCACGATGATGGTGATCGGCGCCGTCACGCCGCCCCCACCGCCCGCCGCGGCGGCTGGCGCGCCGACGGCGCCGGCGGTGGCGCCGACCGCCATGGCCGCCGTCATGCGACGCGAGAGCCCCTGCAGCCGGTCCACTGGCGCGCCCTCTCCGCCGGCGATGCCGTTGGTGAGCCCCTGCATCATATAGCCGCCGAGGCCGGCGAAGACGCGCGAGGGGGAATGGATGCCGAGCACGCTCTTGAAGATCCGCACCGCGCCCTGACCAATGCTCTTGATCTTGGCGAGCACGATGCTCGGATCGATCCCGCCGAGCAGCCCCTGCATGATCATCTTACCCGCCATCTGGAACAGCGCGACACCGGTGGTGGCGAGCCAGTTGCCCGCGGCGACGAAGCTGTTGCGAATGCCACCCCAGAACGCGAACCACGCGGCGCTGATTTCCCCCCAATGGTTCCATGCGGCGAAGAGCAGGGCGATCGCACCTGCGACGGCGAGCACGACGCCGATGATCGGCGCGAGGCCGATCGACGCGACGCCGCCCGCGACGCCCATGGCAACCAGCCCTGCGTTGATGATCGCGATCGGCCCCATGATCCCGGCAAGGATGATCGCAGCTGTCCCGAATATCAGAAATAGCCCAGCGAGTGCGGCGGTAGCTATCACAGCAGCCTTGGTGAGCAGGGGATGCTGCTGCGCAACCTTCCCAACCCATTCCGCCATCCCGGTCATCTTCTGCACGACGGCATTGACGGTGGGCAGCAGGAGGGCGCCCAGCGTGATCCCAAGCACCTGCGCGTTGAGCGTCAACGCCTTCGTCTGCTCGGCCGAATCCTTCATGCGGTCGGCGAAATCTCGATCAGTGGTGCCATTGGCGTTCGACGCTTCGCTGCGGATCCGACGATATTCCTCCATGTTCTGGATCAGCGGGCGCAGGCCCTGCTGCACCTGGGCGTCCTCGAACAGGAAGCCGATCTTGCCAAGATCCCCGCCGGTCGCCTTCTTGGTGAGCTCGGCGATGGCTTCGAGCGGCGTCTTGCCCTCGGCATATGCCTTTTTCAGCGCCTTCGGCAGGTCGATCCCGAACTTGGAGAATGCCTTGATCGTCGCCGGCGAGCTGATCTTCTGGATGATGTTGGCGACATTGGTCGCAGCCGTCGCACTGTCGCCTGCGCCCTTCCGTGCGATCTGCAGCGCGGCCGACAGATCCGCCACGGCGCCAAGCCCCGACTGCCCCAACGCCTGATAGCCGGCGGTCAACGACGGGAACGACCCCGCCATGTCCTTGATCTCGAAGGCGCCCTGTTTGCCCGCCTCGGCCATGATGTCGATGACGCGCTGCGACTGCTCGACCGGCACCTTGAGATTGTCTTTGGCGGCGAACGCCGCGGCCGACAGATCCGCGACCTCCGCCTTGTAGGCGGTGGCGGCCTTGCCGATCGGCTTCATCATGATCGCCGCCTTCTGCGGCGACAGCCCGAATCCGGCGAGCGTGTCGACGCCCTCCGCCATCGCCTCGGGGAGCTGGTTAGCCGCCCGCGCCGATACGAGCAGCGAGCGCCCCAGCGCGGCGCTCGCGCGCCGGGACAGGTTCGCCTTCTGGCCGATCGACGTCATCGCCGCTTCATAGTCCTGCGCCTGTTTAACGCCGGCCCAGACGCCGGTACCGACCGCGACGCCGGTGCCGATCGCCGCGGCGCCGCTCGCTGCCATCCCCCCGGCCATCCCCTGAATGCGCGCGAATCGCTGGCGAGCGGCGGAAGCGCGGCGCTCGCGATCCGCCAGCTCGCGCACGCGGCGGCTCTGCTCCTCGATCTCGCGGTTGGCCTCGGCCGACTGGGTGCGCAGCTCGCGCTCGTGGCGCGCGAGATTGCGCGTCTCGATACCGGCGCCGCGCAGGCGGTCGCGCAACTGCTGGAGCTGCGTCGTTTCGGCCTGATGCTGCCGGGTAAGCCGTTCGGCCTCCGCCTTTGCCTTGGCGAAATTGCGGGCCATCGCGCGGGTTGGTGCCGACGTCTGGCTGATCTCGCGGCCAAGCGCGGCGGCCCGCGTCTTTGCCGCCTGCATCGCCGCGGCGGTGGAAGTGACACCGGTCTTGAGCTGGCGAAAGCCGGCGATATCCGCCTGCGCGCGGTCGATCTCTTTCAACCGGTCCCGCGTCGCTTTCAGCGATTGGGCGAGGCGGGTCGAACCGCCGGCCATGTCGCGCAGGGGCCGCGACACACGGTCGCCGGCTTCGAGCAGCATGCGGATGCGCAGGTTACGATCGGCCATCTCAGCTTTCCGGGTTGTGGCGCTTGGCCGCTTTCATTCGCCAGCCCATCAGCTCGGCCGGCGTCATCGGGTCCATGGTGGCCGGCGTCCATCCGAAGACGAGCGCCAGATCCGCCATTACTTCCTCTACGTCGCCGGGGAGACCGCTTCCTTCGCCGCCTTCGGCAGCAAAAAATCCATCACCTCACCGCCGAGCTGCATCAGGTCAGCGAGGTCGAGACGCTGAATGTCGGGCTTGTGCAGGATCGGCATGGTGATACGCGGCAGCAGCACCTCAAGGGCGCCGACGTCGAGCTGCGACAGCGCCATGAGGGTCAGGCCGCGCAGCTCGCCCGAGTTGGGCTTGCGGACCTGCACGGTGGTGATTGGCTCCCCGCCGGCGCGCTCAAGAGGAACGTCGAGGGTAATGGTGCGCAGGCTGGTCGAGCTGCTGAGAGTTGCCGTATCGGTCATGGTTCACCTGTGGATGCGGGGAAGGTTCGGACGGTCGAGGACCTTGGGGCGCCGGCGCGAGCGCGGCGCCCGCATCAATAGAGCCCGATCGCAGCGCGCAGCTCGGCGCGCCGATCGATGCCATCGACGATCAGGATTCCGGCGAGGACATCCGCCTCGATCACGGTGACGCCGTTCCAGACGAGCTTGTAATAGGCGACGGCAGTCTTGACCTTGAACTCGCCCGCCTCGCCGGTTTTCTGCTCACCCATGTCGATCTCTTCGTGCCGGCCGCGCAGCACGACCTCGATCGAGTCGACCTCGCCGGTATCGTCCTGCTGATAGGCGCAGGCGAAGCGCAGACCGACGCCGGTGACGCTGGTGACGCCATATTGGGCCAGCACCTCCCGCATGGGGCCACCAAGCGTCCATTCGGCTTCCATCGCCTCGGCGCCGAGGTCGACCTTGACGGTGCCGTCCATGCCGCCACCGCGCCAGTCGTCGAGCTTGCGGGTGAGCTTGGGCAGGGTGAACGATGCGACCTGACCGACGTAGGCGAGGCCGCTGTTGAACAGCATCAGATCCTTGAGCTTGCGGGGCATCCCCATGGCGTGTTCCTTCGTGATTGGAGAGGGAGGGGTGGCGGTCAGCCGTTCGCGACGAGGGCGGCGAAGTCGGCGAGGAACTCGTCGCTGATCTCCTGCTCGAGGCTGAGATATTCGAGCGGCGGAACCGGCGTGTAGCGGTAGCTGATCACGAGCTGCCCGGCCTTGAGGTTGGCCACCGGGTTCTTGTCGGCGACGAACGCCGCCACGGCGCCGAGGATCTTGCCCTCGCGCTTGAGGGCGCGGAATTTCTCGTTGATCTCCTCGACGATGTCCTTGGCGAGGCTTGGCGTCAGCGGCTTGTCGCTTGCCCACAGCATCCCGGCGACGATGCTATCGCCGAGGATCTGCGCGGTGCGCGTGGCGCTTTCGAACGTGAAGTCGCTATCGGCCGCGGCGCAGGTGCGGTTGCCCCAGAAGCGCAGCTCGCCGTTGAGACGAACGATCGTGGTGACGCCGGCGGTGTTGAGGATCGCGGCGTCGCTGTCGGGATCGCTGATATCGAACTGCACGTCCTTGGACAGGCCGTCGACGCCGGCGACCGGCACATTCGAGATCGTCTTGTGCCATCCCTGCGTCTGGTCGATCGCGGCACGCAGGCCGAGCGCGCGCGCGACGGCAAAGCTGGGCACGTCAGCACCGGCCGCACCGAAGGGCGCGGTGAAGTCCGGCCAGATCAGCATAAGCTCGCGCTGTTCGAACTTGGCCCGGTAGGCGGCGACCGCCTGGCGGTTCGCCCCGACGGCGCCGGCATAGGCCATGGCGCGCAGCTTTTTAGCTACGGTAGCGAGGCCATTGGCCACCTCCTCGGTGTCGAGACCGGGCGCCCCGATGATGCGCGGGCGCGCGCCGATCTGCGCCTCGGCGGCCAGTAGCGCCTGCATACCGGTCTTCACGCCGTCGACGTCGTCGCCGATCACCGCCACGGCTGTCGCGGCTGCGTCGGCACCGGGGGCGACGCGCACGACGACGACGGTGGTGCGGACCTGATCGCCGATGGCCTGCAGCGCGCCCTTGAGCGTGCCGCCCGCGCCTGCCGCGGCGATGGCATCCGCGAGCACCGTCACCTTGACCGGCGTGTTGAGCGGGAAGACGTCGGCGTCCGCGGCCGGCGCGGTGGCGACGAGGCCGATGACGGCGGTGGCAACGGTGGCGATGGTGCGGGTCGAGCTGGCGACTTCGGTCACCGAGATACCGTGGAACGACATGGGCAGTCCTTTCAGGCGAGCGCGCTGAGCGCGGAAAGCGGGGTTGAGAAGGCGAAGGCGGCGGTAGGCGCGGCGGTGTCGGTGCGGCGTCCCGTGATTGTCAGGATGGCGCTGCCGGGGGCGTCACCGGCTTGGAGCGAGATCCGCGAGATCCGCGCACGTCGCTCCTGCCGCAGCAGAGCGAGCGCCGCGGCGGCGAAGACGCGGATCTGCGTTAGCTCGTTGAGCGGTTGATCGAGCAACTCGGGGATGCGTGAGCCATAGTCGCGGCGCCCGACGCGGGTGCCGAGCGGCGTGCCAAGGATGTCGCCAATCGACTGACGCAGGTGGTCCGCGCCCTCGATTGGCCTGCCTGTCTGGCGGTCCATGCCGTTCATTGCGGCGGTCCTGAGATCGCGCCGCCCGCCTGAACGCCGGTATGCTTGTGGCTCTTGAGGCTCTTACCGGCGCCGATAACGTCGGCGTCGCCGGTGACGGTACCTGTCGAACGGATATCGCCATCGACGGTCAGATCTCCGGTGAAGTGCATGCCGCCGCGCGCCACGATCAACACGATCGCGTCGGCCGGCAGGTACGCCATGAGGGAATGCGATGCCGGATCGTAGCTGATCGAAGCGCCATCCTCGAACCCGATCAGGGTTGAGCTGTCGTTGGCCGGGTGCGGGTGCGCGTCCGAGCTGAGACTGCCGATGACGATCGCGCGCTCGGTATCGCCCTCCGGGGCGAGGATGATAACCTGCTCGTCTACGCTCGGGGGCGACCAGACCCGCGTCTTGCCGACGCGGCCGCTTGCCCATGGGATATCGCCAGTGACGAGATCATCGGCGATCCGGACGCGGCAGGTGCCGGCGACGAGGTCGACAGACGCAACGGTGCCTTCACGCACGATATCGCCCACAAGGCGCTGCACATCATTCGGGTCGGCCATGACGCCGACCATGCGCGGTGCGGTCGATAGCGCGAGAGCCTGCTCGTGTAGAAAGCCTTTCTACATTATGGTGGCGGAAGGCGCACAGGGCTTGAACGTGAGGCGGGGGTATTCGGCAATTTGGATCATGCTGCGCCAACCACAGATGTAAGATAATAGGACACGCCATCGCTCGTGAATTGGTAGATGGTCTTCGCGCCGGCTGCGGTGCTGGGCTGCGGGATCACGGGCAGCGTAGACATGCTCCCGCCACTCCAATTTATCGTGCGGCCGCCGGCTGCATCCTGCGTGACGATTAGCGTGATGCGGTCGCCAACCTTACCAACCCCCTCAGCGTAAACAGCGCCGATATTGCTCACCATAGTGCAGATCAACGTATCGACGAACCGCGGTACGACGATCACACCACCGGCAGTATTCCCCGGCGTATACACACCATTGACCGAACGTCGGCCTTGACTGTCGACCAAGCCCTTGCCCGCGGAGAATGTGCAATTTACGATTTCGATCTCTTCTTTGCGGAAGGCACTGGTGCCAACCTTGATATCGCTGGCAAAGGCGCATCCGATGAAGGTATGCGCGATCCGATCACTGGTCCCCTTGTCTATATAAACTGACGGGTTAGCCGGATTGCTTGTGAACGAAGCACAGTTGATGAACGTAAAGCCCTTGTTATCGTTGGTCGACGTCACGCCGAAGTAGAGACCGCCCTCGCCTTCCTGCCAGCAATTATCGATCAGCAGCCCGAACGCACCGGAAATGCTGTTATCGCTGCCCTGATTGCGGATCATGTAACCGGAATGCGGGAAGCCCGGCGCGACCGTCAGCCCTCCGACCTGACAATTGATCAGCCGGCTCCACTGACCGCCGTGATCGAACCAGATCATGTTGTCGACGGGAAGAGGGTTGGGGCGATCATCGAAATACGACATCACGCTGTCGAACAGCTGCTGATCCGCGTTCCACTCGTTGATGTGGATCGAGGATTGCAGGCATCCGTAGAAGGTGAGGTTGCGGAAAACGTTGCCGAAAAACTGACGGCCGGCAGGCGGTGCACTCGGCACCCCCTGTTGACCTACGATGATTCCATCCAGTCGTGCATAGTGGATGCTGCAATTCTCCACGATGCACTTGACGCCGCCCGTATCCGGCGAGCTGGACATGAACTGCAGGCCAAAACTTGCCTTGCCGTCGCAATTCAGGCTGATGCCCTTCCAGCGCACGCCAGATGACTGATCGAACTGAACCATCGCCTTTGTTTGATCGGCAGGCCCGATCCACAAAAGTGAGGTTGCCAAGCCGTGGTTGATTGGCCCGCGGACGCCATCATAGCCGGATGAGCCCGACAACTGGAAGGAGGACAGGGCAATCGGAGCCTTGAGCGTGTCGGAGATGCAATACCGCCCAGGAGGGAAGAACAGGCCGCGCAGTGCCGTGGCCGCGTTGAAGGCGGCCTGCAAGGCTGCCGTGTCATCGGTCACGCCGTCACCCTTCGCGCCAAAGTCACGAACGGAAGCGAACTCACGCATCTTGTCTTGCGCCGGCCGCGCAATTGCTGCTGCGCCCGCTTGTCGGTAACTGATGCCGTCCGCACGCTGCGGCACCCATCCCCCCACAGCCTGCGTAGGGTTGTTGTACGGACCGTCAGGGCGCGGTGGGTTGTCGGTGTCTCCGACAAGGCGAGCTGACTTCCTTGTCGGGTCTGAGGCCTGCATCGCAGCGTAACTGGTGTAGGTATTGTCGGCGGGGCCGTTATCGCCGGTGTCGCCTTTGTACCAGTTCTGCAAATAGGGCGTAATCAGATCCCGGAACGCGGCCATCGTCGTCCGCTTGGTATCCTTACCCTGCACGATTGGCAGGTGCTCGTCGCCCGAGAGCACGTCTGTAACGGGCAGGGCGGTGATCTTCGCCATCGTTAAACCTTCATGATGAATAGCAGGGCCAGTGACGGCTGTGTGACGTCAACGGCGTGATCATGCTCGCCCGCGAGCGCCGCTGTGCCGCGCAGGGTGGCAGTATGGGTGTGACCACCATCGACCAGCGTCACCGTCTTGATCGTGGTATCCGAGCCGCCCCCGGCGGTATCCGTCTTTGTCGTGGTCGTGGCGGCGATCCCGGTGACCGCTTTATCCGTCAAACCGGCGGCCTCGACGGTGTGCGTGTGGGTTCCGCCCTTCGCCGTGGTCTGCTGCGTTGCTCCAAACTTGGCGCCGGGCACCCGATCACCGCCGGCCCCGACCGGCACCCGATCGCGCAGGTCAGGTGTCTTGACCTTGCCAGTGCCATCGCTGCGCGTGACCTCGGTGCCGTTGCAGATCGCCCAGCCGACCGGAACGACATCGGCTGCGCCATACCAGAGGGTAATCGTCCCAATCGGCAGCACACGGCGGAGGTCTGCCGGGGTCAAAACGGTTTCGGTTGACGTGCCCCCCGACACCTCATCTTCGGTCGCAAATCGCACCACGCCCTTCCGCAGCGTTGTGCCAGGCGGATTGAGGAAGTCGGTGTTGCCGAAGGTCAGCTCAGACACGTCGCCAGTAGGGAACGCGATGTCGATCGCCGCAAGGAACGTCGCACGTGCCGATTTCTCAAAGAGGCGGTCGGACTGGCCATAGGTCGCGAACAGCGTGCCATCCGCAAGGAACAGCCCAAAGCCCCGCGCGAAATAGCTGTCCGCGCTCTCATCGCGGATCGTCATGTGAACGATGTTGTCGCCGACCTGTTCACCGGAGATCGTCGCGAGGCGCTTGAACTCGCCGGGCAGCGCCTCAAGCGTCGGGGCGGAAACGAAATCCGCATCGGTAAGGCCTACCGTCGCGATCGAGAGATCGAGCTCATCGTCGAGCTGGGCCGCGGTGAAGCGTTCCAGCCCCAAGCGCGTGATGGTCAGGGTCAACTTGGTCATGCAGCGGTGTCCAGAATGGAGCCAGTCTCGTTCTGCATCGGCTCACCCTCTTCGGTCTGGAGGTAGAAATCCCACGCCGGCGAGGTGTCGACGACCAGCGCCGTATCCTCACGCGTGTAGCTCGCGAGGCGGGCCGCAGATTGGATGCCGATGCCGCCTTGCATCATCAGGCTCTGGATCACGGTCAGATGCTCCCGGAGGGGCTTCACGTTGGTAACCTGCGCGATGATGTCTTCAATGATGGCGGCGCCGGTGCGCTCGCCGCCCGCCGCGCCCGGTTCCGTCACCAGCGGAACGATGACCTCGAAGGTGTGAGGAGCAAGGCGCGTCGGATCTTCATGAGCCTCAAGGACGGTGGCAAGTCCGTCGATCCGGGCAAGCACGTGCTCGACGGACGCGCGGGTGCCTTTGATGCGATGCTGCGCGATCGATTCGGCGACCGTTCGCCGCTTCATCTCCTCGCTCCAGCGGACATCCCAATAATCGACGGACAGACCGAAGGCGAGCCACGGGAGGGCGCTGCTTGCGATCGTCGCGGGATTGACCAACGTGTCGATCGGCGCCTGCACTTCGCCAATGCGGGCCATACCAGCTTCAAGCGAGCGTTCGAATGGCGTGGCGTTCGGGGGAAGGAGGCCGACCGTCACAGCGCATAGCCGCCATGTAAGATGACGATATCATCACCACACCACGCCGCCTGCGTAGGATCGCACGCCACGTCCGCGAAGGGATCGGCGAGGTCGACGCGGTGCACCCCGTTGACGGTCAGCGCCGCGATGATGCCGCTGCGGGTGATGGTTCGCCCAAGCTTCCGATTGTCGATAAGGAAGGCGTCGAGGGCTGTCCGTGCGGCGGTCAGCACGACGGAGATGTCAGGTCCAGCGAAGGTGATGAGCGTGGCGTTGAGCTTGAAGCGCACGATCGCCGCGCTGGCAGTCGTAACATCGTCGCCGAGCGGGCGAACCGCGCGGTCGTTGACGATGGCGTCCACGCTGGCGAGCAGCGCCTGCGACGCGGTGCCTTCGCCGTAGCGTGACAGGACGGATACCAGCACCTTACCGGGTGCGGGTGATATCGCGCTGGCATCGAGCACGTCGCCGCTCGCGCCCTTGGCATGGGCGACATAGGCCAGCTCGGGGCCGGCCGAGGAAAAGCTTTCCGGCGCCAGCACGATCCGCTGCCTGAAAGCGGCGTCGGTTTCCATGACCGCGGCACCGCCGGTGGTCTGATCGGCCGGCGTGATGACGAGGCGAGCTGCGCCAACCAGCGCGCCCAGATGATCGAGGGCACTGCCTGCGGCATAGGCAACGAGGTTCTGGGTGGCAGCGTCTTGAAATGCCTGCCGGATGAGCATTTCGCGGTAAGCTGCAACCTGCAACACCTTGACCGCGGGATCGCTATCGATCGTCGCGTCGAAGCTCGGCAAGCGCGCCTGCACATCCGCAAGCATCAGCGCGAGGATCGCCTCATAGGTCAGCTGCTCGACGAACACAGGCGGTGTGAGCCGCGACAGGTCAAGCGTGGTGGAGGTGGCGGCCATGATGCGGCCATGTCGTTTGCGCGCTGGCGCGTTGGCTAGGCTGCGCTGGTGTACAAAGCCTTTCTACACGATCAATGGCGTTACAGAGGCCGAGCTAAGAGGAGACGTTATGCCTACACATGATCCCCTGACCGCTGAGCACATTGCCATTTTGGACGAATTCAAGTCGGGACCCGTGCGGATTACCACTCAGGAGCGTTTGTCCGGACCTCGCGGTCAAGCCATTGGCTTCCTGATTACAAGTGGGTTCATCACAGAGGAAGTGGAGCATGTCGCGGTCAATCCAAATGACAGCATCAGGTTGTTACGTCGAACGGACAAGGTGGGGGTTTAAGGGAGCGTTTCGTCAAGGAGCAGATCTAGGATCTGCTCCTGCTCGCGATCTGTGAGGCCGAGAAGTACACGTCGCGCGTAGCGCACCTTCTTGCCGCCGCGGTTCGGAGCATCATCGAGACCGTCCTGATGAACCCGGGCAATAGCGGCCGCTCGTCCGGCGAAGCCCACCCAAGCCTCGCCTTGATCAGCACCGGCCTTAAGAAATTTGGCCAAGCGCAGTTTGCTGAACATGGCTTTGCGGCGGATCTTGCCCTTTCGGTCGCGCGCCTTGGTCTGCGACGCCGCCTTCCGGGGGGCGAAACGCTGGCCGTCCGGCTGGATCTGCTGCCCGATGCGGTCGGACTGGCTCTTGCGGATCTCGCGCGCTACGCGACCGAGCAGCTTGCGCCGTGCGGGGGGCGCCACACTGCGCAGCAGCGCCGCAGCCAGATCGTTGATGCTCGTGAGGTCGCTCATCCCTGCTGCTCGTCGAGGACGCCGCGCCATGGCGACACGCCTTCGGCACCGTCGAAGTCGTCGGAGAGGCGGGGCGGCTCGCCGAGGTGAGTGACCTTGAGCCCGCCGTCGACCCGCTCGACCAGCACGCGTTCCGTAAGCTCGATCTCGATCGACACGTCTGCCGCGTTGGTGTCGAGGATCTCGGACTCGAACTTGAACGGCTCCTGCTCGCCGCGTTCGAGCAGATCGGGCTGCTGATCGGCGACCCATGCGAGGATTGGCACGATGAGGTCATCGACCTCACCGGCATAATCCATGACGACGAGGCTAAGCGTGTAACGATATTCGAAGGCGAGCGAGCGGGTACGGCGTGCGCAGATTCGCCCCTTGTCGATGAACATCGAAAGCTTGGTCGGGTCGGCTGCAATGGCAGGGACGGCGCCGAGCAGAACGGCCTTGAGGGTCTTGGGCTTCTTCATCGTCAGCGCGCCGGGCAGGCGGACGTCGCGGCGCGCTCGCGGTCCTCATAGTTCATGCGCACGCCCGTCTGTGCGCGGACGGCCTGAGCCTTGGCGCCCGGCGCGCGCGCAGCCCAATCGGACGGACTGATGCGTGACGCGAGGGGCATTGGCGGCGGTGGGCGGTCGACCACACAGCCGACAGCCACCGCAACCGCGGAGTCCCGATATTGGACAGTTGGTTCCGCTGCAGGCGCGTGAGCACAGGCGGCGAGGAGCGTCAGGCTAGAAGCCGTCGCGATAAAGCGCATCGAGCACCGCATTGCATTCCTCCAGCTCGGCCTCGGCGGAGAGGCGTTGGGTTCGGGTTTCGGCGACCTGCGCACGCTCGATCCACGCATCGCGTTCGCGGACGGTAGCCTCGGCGAGCTGGCGATTGCGCGCCGCGACTGCCTGCAGGCGTGCGGTTTCTTCACCGGCCGCGCGGATTGACGCGGACTGGCGATCGACGACGGCTCGCGCGTCGTTGCGCTCCTGCCGGTAGCGGTCGCGCAGCACGCCGATCGCCTCGATCGTTACCGGCGCGGCGTCGGCGGTGACCTTGCGGCCGGTGGCGAGGTCGATCGAGACGAGGATGCGCCCAAGCGCAGCCTTGTAGCCCGCGCGAAGGTGATCGACACGCGCCCCCCAGGCGAGCGCCAGCAGTAGCGCGACCACAAGCCCGATTGCGGCATAGCGGCGGATGGCAGCGAGCGCCGTCATGCGGACAGCCCCGTCAGGCACATCGCGCGCTCGCGCTTGCGACGTTCGACGAACCCGCGCAGCACACGCCCTTTCGCCTTGTCCCACATCGTGAAGGCGTTGCAGCCCGCGATCCACTGCCCGGCATTGAAGCGTCGGGCCGCGGTCGAGCGGCAGAACGACGGCCAGCCGATGTTATAGGCGAGGCTCACCGCCGCGGCGACCTGATAGCTCCGACCATACAGCGCCGGCACGCACGCGACGACATGGCTGCCGGTGTCGATCAGCTCGGCTTCGAGCTTCGCCGTGCACTGCGCCTCGGTATAGGTCTGCCCCATCCGCACACCGCGGGTGATCCCGTCGCAGGCGGTGGGGACGTTGACGGCATCGAGATACGCCTTGAGGTATTGCGGACCCGCGACGTGGCGGATGGTCGCCTGTCCAGTCGGCGCGATCGTCACCGCTACTTTCCGGCCGCTCTCTTCGGATGTTACCGCAGTGATGACCGTGGTAGCCGCGAGCGCGCTCCCGAGCACGCCAACGAGGGTCTTGGCGATGGTGCCCTTCAGATCAGCCATTGCTCTTCTCCCGCGCGTCCCGGCCAAGCCAGCGCTGCACCGTCTCGGTTTCGTAGATCCGGATGAGCGTCCAGATGATGGTGAGGATGGCGGCGACGTGCGGCAGTAGCTGCGCGATCGTGCCGGCGACGATGCCAGCCGATACGACATCGCCGGATGCCTTCACGGCGCCGGGAACATGCACCAGCGTCATAGCGATTCTCCAATGGAATATGCGGGCAGGGGCGCTGCCATCGTCAGTCCCAAAGCTGCACGATGTCGCGCACCGGCGCGGCCGGGGCGGCGGTCGCGGGAATGGTGACGGACGTACCTGCAGGCAGCGTCGCGCCGAGGGCTGCGATGCCGGGGTTGGCGGCGAGGACCCGCGGGCAGTCGTCGATCCCGAGGCCGCGCTCGCGCCAGATCAGGCCGTCCAGCGTGTCGCCGGCGCGCGCGGTGATCGCGTCTGCCATCAGATCAGCTCGACCGTGACGCGGCCGACCCCAAGAATGTCGCGGATCGCATAGAGCGCCTCTCGGCGCAGCTCGCCGGAAGCGGGCTCGATCTCTTCCATCTTGCGCTGCCCGGCGCCGGTCAGGTCGACGTCGCGATAGCCCTCGATCAGATCCGCCTTGGCAGTCGAGAAGACGGCGCGGGTGTAGAGGAGCACGAGGCGCGAGGTGCCGTCGATCTTCTTGGCGGGGACCTCGGCGAGCGCGGCATAGCCGCTCGCCCGCTGCATCCTCGCCCAGGCATCGAGATCGTTGCCGACCGTGATGATCGCCGCGACCAAGGCATCCCGGCGCTGCTGCGGCGTAATGCTGTCGCGAATGCGCGTTCCGATGAACGCGGCCGGGTCCACGTCGGGGAACCAGCCGTCATTGGTGATCAGCGGGCCGGCCGGGACAGCCGGTGAGTTGACGACGGAAAAGCCGCTCATACCAGCAGCCGGACGCCGACGTGGGCGCCGGCGATGAAGAGCAGGAAGCCGATCAGCACTACGGCAATCGCCAGCATCTGCAGATGATCGGAGCGGAGCGCCAGAACGTGCGGCGCGCGCAAGCCGAGGCTGTCGGGGAACATCGCCAGCACGATGCCCGCAAGCGCCAGCCATGCGCCGCTGCCGATCAGCGCAAGCGAGGCGGTCATGATGAGGATCTCGCGGAGCATCTGTCTTGTCCTGTTCCGCCCGCCCGTTTTCGGGGGTGGAGATCGGTCGATCGACGGCCCACAGCCCGAAGGCCCTCCCGTCTCGCGCGATCTGCCCCCGAGCGCCGGGGGGCGAGTTATGCGGCCGGCGGAGCGCCGGCCTGTTCCTGAGCCGCGGCTAGCGCGGCCTGTTCATCGGCCGCGGCGCGCGCGGCGCGATCCTTGGCGGCGCCGGCAAGCGCCCGCTGCAGCCGCTTGATGCGATCCTTCGCGCCGACGCGGACGTGTAGATCCTGCGCGCGCTGCAACGGCTTGAGGGCCTTGCTGATCGCGGCGAGCTGCTCGGGGGAGCCGGACTCCTGCTCGTCCGCGACGCGGGCGAGTGCGAAGCCGATCGCCTTCATGAGCTTGGCGCGGATCTCGTCGTGCATGTCGGCATCCGCGGTCAGGGCGTCGACATGTTCGAGCACGTCGAGCGGGAAGCTCTCCCCGCGGCCCTGCATCTTGAGCGCCGCGGTGGCGAACTCCTCGGCGATCAGCGGCGCCGCGGTGCGCTGGTAGCGCGCCGGCAGCGGCACGTTGAACCGGAGGACGTGCTCGGCGAGTTCGAGGGCGCGCGGCCAGTCGCCCGTGTCGATCGACCAGATCATCATCGTCGGCAGCACGTCGTCGGCGCCGGAGGCGACCAGTTCGCCCTCCTCGATCGCGGCGCCGGCGGCAAGGCGCAGGTCGCACCATTCGCGATAGTCGGGCAACATCGTGCGCTTGGCGGCGACCTTCAGCTCGATCGACTGAATTTCCTTCAGCCGGCGCAGGTCATGGGTAAGGCGCAGCATGATTTGCGCGACGGCCGGGTCGAGGCCGACCGCGAGCTGCACCGCGGCGTCGCTCTGGCCCGCGGTTGCCGCGATGGCGGTGGTAAGACGATGCTCCATGGCCGGGGTGATGGCGGGCATGGCGGGTTGCCCGCCCCCGTCGCTGGTAACGATCGAGGAAGGGTCAGGCTTCGCGGCCGTGGCAGCGAGGCGTTCCCGATGAAGGCGAGCAGGGCTCATGATCGTATCCGAAAGCGAGAGGGCGGGCAGGGCGTGGGGCGGAAGGTCGGTTAGACCTTCGGCCCGAGCTCGATGTTCTCGATCAGGCAGGCCTTGCCGTAATCCTCGACCATGAAAGCGTCGTTGATGCTCTCGTAGTTGGCGACACGGTCGAACTGCGGCTCGTCGGTCACCGCGCGGCGCGCCGAGCCGATCTGCCAATAGTAGGACAGGTTCTTGAGGCTGGTGATTAGGATCGCGTTGGCCGGGAAGAACGGCACCTGCATCGTCGGCTTGCCGCCGAGCTGACGGCTCGACAGGATGACGTCGCGCGCGACCTGCTCGGTCGCCTTGTCACCGGCCGCGCTGACGATCTTGAAATACTTTTCCTGGACGAGATCCGAGCCGACGATGACGACGAGGTCGGTCGCGGTCCGGTAGCGTTCGTGGATCAGGTTGCCGATCGCGTCGAACACCAGCGCGTCGAGGTTGACGTAATCGGCGGTGCCGGTGTCGGAGACGTAGACCTTGTTCGCATCCTTGGTGCCGTGGCTCATGACGCGCGCCGGCGCGTAGGTGCGCATCTTGTAGAGCCAGCCCCAGTTGACGTCCTGCAGCAGCGGGTGCGCGGTGCGATCGGTCTCGACGGCGGCATCGACGCCGTTGAACCCGATCGTGATCACGTCCTCGGCCTTCTGCACGAGCACGGCGTCGCGGACGAGCTGCTGGAACTCCGGCCGGTGCGACCATGCGTCGAGGAGGGTGTAGCCCCACGCGTAATCGTAATCGGTCTTCTTGCAAAAATACTGGTCGATCTTGTCGCTGGCGGTCGGATCGGTCGGATTGCGGCGGTGGCCCGCGGCGGTGTCGGTGCGGCTGGCGAGCGAGCGGCCGACGCCGACGCCGACGCGGTCGCCCTGCTGGGCGGCGACGGGAATGACGTTGATCCGGCTCATGAAGTCGCTGGTCAGCTGCAGCTTGGCCTGCAGGCGCTGCTCGATCACCGGTGCAACGGCGAACTGCTTCAGTTCGCCGGGCATGACGGTCAGCGAGGAATGGAGCCCGTTGAGCTGGGCGAGCGTGCCAACGTAGCTGTTGAACAGGAGGCGGGTGGCGGTCTGCATGCGAAATTCCCGGTGGTGAGTGGTGAGGGGCGGCGGGTGTCGGCGCTGCGGATCAGCAGTCGGTGGCGAACTTCGCGTCGACCGAACCGCCCGCATGGGGCGCGCGGGAGAAGCCGTTCGGCGCCTCGGTCGTATCGAGCTTGGTCTTGAGCGTACCGAACTCGGCACGGATGGCCCCGACGTCGCTGTCGACCTTGGCGCCCAGCGCGGTGATGCTGGCGCTGATCAGGCCGAGGCCTTCCGCGAGCTGCGCGAAATTGTCGTTTGCGGGCGTTGCCGGCGGGGTTTGGACCGGCGCGGCGGGCGCGGCCGGCGCGGCGGGAGGCGTCGGGCTGGCGGTGAACTTCTCGAAGAACGCCTTCATCGCCGAGAAGGCCCCGGCGCTGGCGTCCCCCTGGATCACGGGCGGGTCGAACTCCAGACCGGCCGGCGCATCGCCATGGGCGAGGACGGTGCCGGGGCCGCTGCGCGAAAACTTGAGCGCTTGGGTCGCGATGCTGGCGGGATTGTCGGTGAAGGCAAGCGCGAGCATGCCGACCTTGCCGGTGCCGGCGTAGCTGTCGGTCAATTCGACCGACGGGAACGGCTTCTGATCCTTAGCCGCGAGCGCGACGAGCTGGTCGTTGCCGTCGACCTGACAGTAGAGCGCCTCGCGCTTCTCGGTCTTGCCGGCAATGACGATGTCGTCGGTCTGCTGCTTGACCGCGATCACGCTGCCATAGCCGTTGAACGGCGGCTCGGGGCTGTAGCCCGAGATGTGTTCGATGTTGATCCGCGGCGTATAGCTGTCGGTGTTGAACGTCGCGACGATGTCGGAGATCATCTCGGGCGTGATCACCCGGCCGTCGCTGATCGTCTGCCCTGCGACGAAAGCGCGGAAGAACTTGCTCTTGGTGCCCATGGCGCTGCGGTCCTCGGTTCGAAATCTGGCGCGGCGTCGTGCCGCATTGCAGACCAGAACAGGGACCGAAGCCGAGTCTCTTCTCAAGTCGCGGCTCGTGTAGAAAGCCTTTCTACACGACGAGCAGGGGGCGGCGCCTGCGCCGGCGTGGCTAGGTCTTGCCTCCATGAGCAAGCTCCCGCCCGATATCGGCATGCCCCTGCCGCACGCTACGTTCCCGATCCCGGTGACGGCGCAGCGCATGGCGCGCAGCCTGTATTGGCGCGGCTGGGGGGTCACGCAAATCACCGACGAGCTGGGTCAGCTCGGTTATGCCAACGACGAGAATGGGAAGGCCTATGCCCGTGCCACCGTCGAGAGCTGGAAACAGCGCGGCCGGTGGGATGACGCCTCCTGCCTCGACAAGATCGAGGACTCGCTGGAAGGCCGGATCAACACCCTGATCTGGAAGGACAAGAAGGGCGGCGCTGAGTTTAAGGAATTGGACGCGCTGCTGCGCGGCGTCGTCGCGACGGCGAAGATCCGCCGCTACGAAGCGCCCGGCGGCCACGAGGGCGACCTCAACGAGCGCGTCGCCAACCGCAATGCTGGTCCTAAGAAGGACAAGGCGCCGCAGAACCATTTTACCGCCGAGCAGATCGACCAGCTCAAGGAAATCTTCCACCGGGAGAATTTCGAATACAACGAGCTGTGGTACGAGCAGCGACACCAGCGCACCCGCATGCTGCTCAAGTCACGCCAGATCGGCGCGACCTTCTATTTCGCGCGCGAAGCATTGCTCGACGCGCTTGAGGGCGGCGGCAACCAGATCTTCCTGTCGGCGTCGAAGAATCAGGCGCACGTCTTCAAGAAATATATCGTCGCATTCGCGGCGCGGGTCGGGGTGAAGCTGAAAGGCGACCCGATTATCGTGTCGTCGGAGCTGCTGCCCGACGACAAGCCCACCGCCGAGCTGATCTTCCTCGGCACCAACGCGCGCACCGCGCAGGGCTATACCGGCAACTTCTATTTCGACGAGTTCTTCTGGACGTTTGGCTTCGACGAGCTGAACAAGGTCGCGAAAGCGATGGCCAGTCACAAGCACTGGCGAAAGACGTACCTGTCGACGCCGTCGACCGTCGCGCATCAGGCTTACGGGCTGTGGACCGGCGCGTCCTACAACCGCCGGCGCAAGAAGGCCGATCAGGTCACGATCGACGTCAGCTACGACGCCTTGAAGGGCGGCGCGCTCGGCGCCGACCGGATCTGGCGGCATATGCTGACGCTGGAGGATGCGGCGCAGCAGGGGTGCGACCTGTTCGACCTCGCCGAGGTGCGCGACGAGAATGCCCCCGACGAATATGCCAACCTCTACGGGTGCCAGTTCGTCGACGACAGCCTGTCGGCGTTCAAGTTCAACGACATCCTCGCCTGCACCGTCGACACGCAGATCGAATGGAAGTGGTTCAACGTCCTCGCCGCGCGGCCGGTCGGCGACCAGCCCGTATGGGCGGGCTACGATCCGCAGGGCAGCGTCGACGGCGACAACGCCGCGCTGGTGATCGCGCTGCCGCCGAGCGGGCCGGGCGGCAAGTTCCGGTTGCTGGAGCGTCATCAGCTCCGCGGCGATTATCAGGAACAGGCAGAGTTCGTGATCGCGCGGCTCGCCCGCTACAATTGCACCTATTTCGGGATCGACGCGAACGGCATCGGCGATGCGGTCTGCCAGTTGCTGGTCGGCAAGGTACGCGGGCTGACCAAGATCGACTATTCGCTCGAAGCAAAGACCGCGATGGTCATGAAGGCGCAGCACAGTTTCCAGCGCGGCCGGATCGAGTTCGATGGCGGCTGGATGGATCTCGCCTCGGCGTTCCTGTCCATCAAGAAGGCGCTGACCACCTCGGGCCGCGCCGTCACCTTCAAGGCGAGCCGCAGCGAGGAAACCGGCCACGCCGATCTCGCGTGGGCGGCGATGCACATCATGATCAACGAGCCGCTCGACGGCCAGGAAAAGCCCAAGGGCTCGATGGAGATCTTCTGACATGAGCAAGGCACGGCGCGCGCGGCGGATGTCGCGGACGGAAGCGGCGCAGGCATCGACCGGCGCGATCGTTCCCCCGAACGACAATCGGGGGGCGGGGCAGTCGTTCGCGTTCGGCGACCCGGAGCCGGTGCTGGAAGGGCGCCAGCTCATCGACATGCTCGAATGCTGGCACAATGAGCGCTGGTACGAGCCGCCGCTGCCGCTCGACGGGCTGGCGCGCGCGTTCCGGGTCTCGCCGCACCACAGCTCGGCGATCATCCTCAAGCGCAACCTGCTGATGGCGTCGCTCGATCCGGCGTCGCTGCTGACCCGCGCCGAACTGGGTAAGATGGCACAGGACTATCTCGTCTTCGGCAACGCCTATGTCGAGACGAAGCGTAACACCTTTGGCGCACCGCTGCGGATGGTCCATGCGATGGCGCGATACACGCGGCGCGGCGTGGTCGACGGGCAGTTCTGGTGGGTTCCGGGGATGAAGGACGCCGCCCCGTTTCCCGACGGCAGCGTGATCCAGATCATGCAGCCGGACGTCAATCAGGAGATCTACGGCGTCCCCGAATATCTGTCGGCGCTGCAGGCGGCGCTGCTCAATGAGGCGGCAACGCTGTTCCGGCGCCGATATTACCTCAACGGCAGCCATGCCGGGTACATCCTCTATGCGACCGGCGAGATCGACAACAACGACGTCGACAAGCTGAAAGAGGCGCTCCGCCAGTCGAAGGGACCGGGCAACTTCCGAAACCTGATGGTGCACGCGCCGAACGGCAAGGAAGGCAGCATCAAGATCCTGCCGATTGCCGAGGCGGGTGCGAAAGACGAGTTCCTCGGCATCAAGAACGCGACGCAAGCGGACGTTATGGCCGCGCATCGCGTGCCGCCGCAGTTGCTCGGGATCGTGCCGGCACAGGGGTCGGCATTCGGCAACCCCAAGGACGCGACCGCGATGTTCTTCGAGCTGGAGATCGCGCCGCTGCAGGCGGCGTTCCTCGAGATCAACGAACGGCTCGGCATGGAAGCCGTCAAGTTTCTGCCGCGGGGGACCGCGGCAACACCGAACCAGCCGGGCTGACAGCCGGGCGGGGGAGCCGGGGTGCAGCCCGGCGAACCGACGAGGGGAAGCTCGCCACGACCAACGGCCATCGGCCGTCCCGCACCCGGCATGCCGCCGGGCGGGATCTCTACAAGGCGAGATTTTCCAACATGACCACCCACAATCTTGTTCGACCCGTCGCACCCGCGGCGGGCTATATCGGCGGCAAGCGCAACCTCGCTGGCCGGCTGGTCGCCATGATCGAGCGGATCGAGCACGACGGCTATGCTGAGCCGTTCGTCGGCATGGGCGGCGTCTTCCTGCGCCGGCGGTCGCAGCCCAAGGTCGAAGTGATCAACGATGCCTCGGGCGACGTCGCTACGTTCTTCCGCGTGCTCCAGCGCCACTACGCCTATTTCATCGACATGCTGCGGTTTCGCGTTGCCAGCCGCGCCGAGTTCGAGCGGCTGAAGGCGCAGCGGCCCGAGACGTTGACTGACCTCGAACGGGCGGTGCGCTTTCTCTACCTGCAACGCATGGCGTTCGGCGGCCGGGTGCAGGGGCGGACGTTCGGCGTCAGTCCGACCACGGCCAGCCGCTTCAACGTCTCCAAGCTGGAGCCGATGCTGGCCGATATTCATGAGCGCCTGGCAGGCGTGGTGATTGAGCAGCTCGACTTCGGCGAGCTCATCCGGCGGTACGATCGCGCCGGTATGCTGTTCTACCTCGATCCGCCCTATTGGGGCTGCGAGACGGACTATGGTCAGGACGTGTTCGGCCGCGCCGACTTCGCCCGCCTTGCTGCCCAACTCGCTGGGATCAAGGGACGGTTCCTCCTGTCGATCAATGACACGCCGGGCGCGCGCGAAGCGTTCGCCGGCTTCTCGATAGCCGAGGCCGAGACGACTTACACAATCGGGGCGGGCGCCAGCATCCGCGCGGCGGAGCTGATCATCTCGAATAAACGGGTCGGCTAGACACCCCAATCTGGACCGTCAGGATCTCGATAAAGCCATTCGTCCTCATCCGGTGCCGGGGGTTTTGGGCGCGGCACCGGCAACGTAGGGGTGCCGCCACCGAAGCGGATGCGGACGGTGGCGATATGATCGTCGAGATCCTGAAACACGACGTTGTGTTCCTCGCCCGCACGAATGCGCGATCCGACCCAGAGGCACCGTTCGCGCGACAGGTAGCCGATCTGGTGGCCGCGGGCACTGAACACTGCGACAGCGGCCGGGTCATGCTTGTTCTTCGGTTCCAGCACGAGGCTAGCTGGCTCGCCCGGCACACACAGCGCTAGCTCGAAGCGGCGATTGCTCTTGTCCGCGTTCGGAAAGTTGATGCCGACGACGGCAAGGCTGAACTCCTCCACGGCTAATCCTGCGCCGGGTACAGCGCTTGGATCATGGCTAGTGGGCAACTGAGTTCGACGGCGGCGTCAGCTGCATGACGCATTTCAGCGCAGCGGCGCGGAACCCGCTGGGCACATCCTCCGGCGCGCCCGGCGCGCGGACTTCGGTCTGCACCTTGTCGCGTATGACCAGCAGGTAAGCCGGGCCATCGCTGCCGGTACCTGCCGCATCAACCCTAAACCCGCCATTTCCATCGGCGACGGGCGTTGTTCCCGCAGCCTGACCGAGGCAGGTCGCGATCGGCTCTGGCGCTACCTGGGTCAATACGACGGCGCTAGGGCTGACGCCCCTTCCACCGCCAGTGAATGAGCATGCGCTGCTCAGCAGCATAGGAACGAGAGCGAATAGACGAATCGTGTTCATGGCTCGAAGCCGTATCCTCATCGATGGAGTTCCGTCGAGGGTGTTTATGTCTCGTTTCGCCACGCCATCTGCAAGCAGCGCGTGCAAGCGCTGTAATCCCGAAAGCCGCGCTTTTCCCCCCACCTCGCCCGCCCTCTTTTTCTGTCTGTTTTGATGCAAAACGACGATCTGATGCGTGGGGAAGAAAGGGGCCTTAGATCTGCGCGATTCGCCCCGCGCAGGCGCATGCGGATTGATGCAGCTGAAAGCACTGCGCGTGCGCAGCTCAGCAAAGGCGCCCTCAGTCCGGGCTTTCACGATATTCAGTCTGGAAGAGAGCATGCGCCCGCTTCACGACCATCAGCAACGTCAGTAAAAAGTGAGCATAAATCGTTATCGTACCGGCAGACGCTGATCGGCTGTCGATCTTCAACAAATAGCACAAAAGCGTAATGACGAGCGCGGCGCAGCAAACCAGTACGAGATATGATATATTGGCATTCAGTTCCTCTAGCAGAGCGCGCCTTGTCGCTACGGTCTGCTTCTGGGCTCGTGCCTCACGCTTGTCTGCGGGTTCTGTCCACTTACGTTGAAAAATGGAGAAAACGGCCACTTGAATGTTGAGCAGAAGTGCTATGAAGATGCCGAAAAAGGTGATTGATATGCTGTACCCGTCTTTATCTAACTTGAAACCTTTTTCATAACCGAACAATGAGATGATTATCGGTATCCCGCAAAACAGCATGATATCGCCCACGGAGGACCATAGTGAAGCTGGCGAAACCAGCGTTCGGTAGTGATCCTTTACTATGGACGCTACGCCGATTTTCATGCTGGACTGCCTAAAATCATCTCATAGAAGCTCTGTAAAATTACATCGGACTGCCCACAGAGAGACTCGAACGTAGGGTGCCCATCTTCGGCGCGGGTCACCGCCTCAGTCACGTCAATGAGACCGGTGTTCGTGTTGTCCCCGAAAATGCCTACTGGTCGCCGTCTACCGCCAATGTTGATTTCAGCGATAGCCTCCTCAAAATCGATACCGTCGTGCGTTATTACGCCATCCGCGCTCTCCCGAAGCGCTGTCGACATATCGCCGAGCGGCCCTAGGGACCGCAGTCGCCGAGCTGAAATTATGACCTCGAGGTCAACCCCGTTGGCGTCAACCGCCCCGCGCGAATATCTGTCCGCAATTTCGCCTGCTGCATTTCGTTTGATCAACCGAAGGCGTTTTACCGGAGCCGCGGCGAAGAGGCCGCCCCGGGCATCGTTTGGCAGCAGCTTGCTATAACGAAGGAGATGATCGGGATTAGCGGCTTCGAAGGCATTCTGCATGGCACCCATCACCAGAGAGACGCAAGATCGCCCTTGAAATGATTGGAATGCCACGAAGGTAGAATTTGTGCGCTCTGGTGTCCAAACCTCGTAGAACAAGGGAATTTCTTCGGAATGGTAGGCTCGCCGCTCGTAGGCAGTCTCACTTGTCCTACTGTCGACGATTCTGCTGGCGAAGCCAAAGGTTCCGTAATGGACGTAACCTTTGCTGTTACCTAGACCGCTCTCCTCGACCTGTTCAAAGTACCAACTGCGCTCCTTTTCCGTGTCTTGTACCGACTGAAGATTGCCGTTGATGAAGGCAGTAATGAAGGCCGGCACGGGCGCTGTCAGCTGGTCGGAGTCGCGTGGGAGCGGCGTCGGATCACCTCTGCGTGAGGTCACTATTTGGTAAAATCTTAAACCAATCGCGCTAGGCAC